GGTGGCTGGCAGGTTTGGCAGGTTCAGAGCCTTGGCGATCATGGCTCCGTCGTCACGCAAGGTGACGGCGATCATGCCGCGCAACGCGGCTGGCTGGAGTGATCAACATGCCGAAGGGTGGAGCACGCACGCGGTCCGGGCCGGCGCCCGATCCGACCGCGCTGAGGCGTGAGCGAGACGCCGGCGAGTGGACGATCCTGCCTGCCGAGGGCCGCCAGGGCGCAACGCCCGACTGGCCACTGACGGAGCAGGGCGACCGCGAAACCGAACTGTGGGGGCGGCTCTGGAAGGTGCCGCAGGCCCTGATGTGGGAGCGCTACGGCCAAGAGATCGAGGTGGCGCTGTACGTCCGGCGGCTGTGTGAGGCCGAGAAGCCTGACGCTTTCATCGGGCTGGGCACGTTGGTGCGACAGATGGGTGACTCGCTCGGCTTGTCGACGCCGGGGATGCGGGCCAACCGGTGGCGCATCGACCGGGCCAGCGAGGAGGACGAGACTCCGGCAGGTCCGACGCCGACGACCGCACCGACCTCGGCGCGAGCCCGGCTGAGGGCGGTGACTGGTGGTAGCGGCTGATGACGGGACCTGGTCGCTCAACTTTCCGACGCTGTTCGTCGTCCCGGACTGGATTGCACGGCACTGCCGACTGCAGTCGGTCGGCGGCCTGGACGACACGCCTCTTCCGTTCGAGATGTATGACTGGCAGCTGCGGATCACGGCCAATTTCTACCGGGTGCGGCCCGAGGCACAGTTGGGGCAGTTGTCGACCGCGTTTCACTACCGGCGCGCGCAGGCTGTTGCGCCGCAGAAGTCTGGCAAGGGGCCGTGGGCGGCGTCCATTGTCGCGGCCGAGGCAGTGGGCCCGGTGCTGTTCAACGGGTGGGCCAGGGGTGGCGAGCGCTACCGCTGCAAGGACCATCGTTGCGGCTGTGGCTGGGTGTACGAGTATGAGCCGGGTGAGCCGATGGGGCGGCCGTGGAACAAGCCGTTGATCCAGATCACGGCGACGTCCGAGGATCAGACGGACAACACGTACCGTCCGCTTCAGGAAATGATCCGTAACGGACCGCTCTCCGAAATCATGCGGGTGGGTGAGCAGTTCATTAGGCTGCCGAACGACGGCAGGATCGACGTTGTCACCTCCAGCGCCCAGTCCAGGCTGGGTAACCCGATCACGTTCGCCTCGCAGGACGAAACGGGGATTTGGACCGACGGCAACGGCATGACGAAGGTGGCCACGACGCAACGTCGCGGCCTGGCCGGTATGTCGGGGCGGTCGTTGGAGCAGACGAACGCGTGGGATCCCACCGAGAACGCGGTCGCCCAGAAAACGGCGGAGACCAAGGTCAAGGACGTCTACCGGTACCACCGGCTGCCGCCCAAGGATCTGGACTACTCGAAGAAGACCGAACGTCGGAAGATCCACGCCTCGGTCTACCGGGGTAGCCATCACATCGACCTTGACTCCATCGAGGGCGAGGCCGCTGAGCTGATGGAGAAGGAGCCGGCGGAGGCGGAGCGCTTCTACGGCAACCGCATCACGGCCGGTATGGGCACCTGGCTTCAGCAAGACCGCTGGGACGCCCGTTTTGCCTTGGAGGACGTGCCGGACGGCACGACCATCGCCCTGGGTTTCGACGGCTCCGACGTGGACGACTGGACGGGCATCCGGGGCGAGACGCTGGATGGTTATCAGTTCACCCCCACTTATGGGCCGGACAACCGGCCGTGCATCTGGGATCCGGAGGAATGGGGCGGCCAGGTGCCGCGGCTTGAGGTTGACGCCGCGGTGGACGAATTGTTCGAGCGCTACAACGTGGTCCGCATGTACGGGGATCCTCCGTATTGGACCAGCGAGATGGCGGCGTGGCAGGCCCGGCACGGTGAGAAGCGCGTAACCGAGTGGCAGACCTACCGCGTAGTGCAGATGCACGCGGCCTGCGAGCAACTGCTGACGGACGTCACGAAGAAGGACACGACGTTCCGGCACGACGGCTGCGAGACCACGTCCATCCACATTCGGAACGCCCGCAAGGCAGCCCGGCCGTCAAAGCGATACGTCCTGCGCAAGGCTACGCACTTGCAGAAGATCGACCTAGCTGTGGTCTCGATCCTCGCCCATGAGGCGGCTTGCGATGCGGTGGCTGCCGGCCAGGCCCGCCCGAAGAAGAAGTCGAAGATGCTCGTGCTGCGGTGAGGGGGTGGGTTAGTGGATCGGTCTGAGCTGGACTGGCTCAAGCACCTCATCGGGTGTCACGACAAGGAGCTGCCGGAGCTGAAGCGGCTGAACTCGTACTACGAGGGCAAGCAGCCGCTGTCGTACATGGCTCCGGAGCTGCAGGCGGAGTTGCAGGAGACGGTCCGCCAGGTGGTCATCAACTGGCCCCGGCTGGTCGTCGACAGCGTTGAGGAGCGCCTGGATGTTGAGGGCTTCCGCTTCCCGGGCGAGCCTGCCGCGGACGATGAACTGTGGCGGATCTGGCAGGCGAACGACATGGACACCCAGTCGCAGCAGGGGCACCTGGACGCCCTGATCATGGGCCGTTCCTATGCCGTGATCGGCAGCCGTGAGGACGACGACACGACTCCGCTGGTGACGGTCGAGTCGCCGCTGGACATGTTCGCCGAGTTCGATCCCCGCACGCGTGTCGTGCGGGCTGCAGTCCGTCGCTGGACAGAGGAGGGCGCGGACGGTGCGAAGGTTGACCACGCCACTTTGCTGCTGCCCGATGCCACCTCGTTCTGGGTGAAGGAGAAGGGCGAGTGGGTCGAGGACCCGGAGCTTGAGCGTGACGACCATGAGATTGGCGAGGTCATGGTCGAGGTGCTGGCGAACCGGCCGCGCCTGAAGTGCCCGAACGGCGTCTCCGAGCTGATGGACGTGATCCCCATCTCGGACGCCGCCTGCAAGATCGCCACCGACATGATGGTGTCCGCGGAGTACCACGCCACACCGCGAAGGGTCGCGTTCGGCTTCGGCGAGGAAGACTTCGTCGACGCCAACGGCCGGCGCGTCTCAGCGTTCTCTCGGATCATCGGGCGGATGTGGGCGACGGAGAAGAACCGCAAGGAAGACGGCGCAGACGTCATCCAGTTCAGTGAGGCTTCTCTTTCGAACTTCCACGACACGATCAACCAGTTGGCGACGCTCGTAGCCAGCCTCGCCGGTCTGCCGCCGCACTTCATGGGCCACGCCACCGACAACCCAGCCAGCGCTGACGGCATCCGCTCCGCCGAGACGCGCCTGGTGAAGCGCAGCGAGCGCAAGCAGCGCGGCAACGGCGGCACGTGGGAGCGGGTGCAGCGCAAGGTGCTGCGGGTCCGCGACGGGGTCTGGGATCCGCGGTCGCGTTCGCTGGAAACGATTTGGCGCGACGCTTCGACGCCGACGGTGGCCCAGTCTGCGGATGCGGCCGTGAAGAAGTTCCAGGCGGGAATCGTGCCGCTGCGGCAGACTCGGGAGGATCTGGGCTACACGCAGGCGCAGATCGAGCGCATGGAGGAGCAGGACGAGCAGGCCGCGCAGGACGCGATGCAGCGCATCATGGCCGGCGACCTGGCTGCACTGGAGGCCGGCCCGAAGCCGCCGCCCGAGCCTGCGCCTCCTGAGCCCGTTCCGGTGGGCTGACGTGCTGACCACCAGGTCGGTTCGTGAGCTGGCGCTGGCGTTCCAGGCGGCGCAGGCCCGCAGGACGCGGCTCACGGCGAACGAGGTGCAGCGCCTGTGGGGGCAGTTGGACCGTGCGGATCTTTCGGGGTCGTGGAATGCCTCGGTGGGGCCGCGGATCGTCCGCGCGATCATTGGCGGCCAGTTGTCGTCGGCGAACGTGGCGGACGACTACGTGGATGAGGTGGTGGGTGCTGAGGGCGCGGACTCGGACCGGGTTGGCCGGGTCCGCCCCGAAGCTTTCGCCGGCCTCGCCGCGGACGGCCGCAGCCTGGATTCGCTGATGTACCTGTCCGTGATCACGACGAAGCAGGGCATCGCCGGGGGTCTGTCTACGGACGAGGCCATGATGCGTGGGCTGCGGCAGGCGCTCAGGCTGTCGTCGTCGGAGGTGACCCAGGCCGGTCGGTCCGCGGTCGGCTCCAGCATGGCCGGGCAACGGACGATCCAGGGCTACGTGCGGGTGGTCAATCCGCCTGCGTGCAGCCGCTGCATCATCTTGGCTGGGCGCGAATACGGATGGAACAAGGGCTTCCAACGGCATCCCCGCTGTGACTGCGTCCACTTGCCCACGACGCTGATCGCCCGACGGCAGAACCGCGGGTTCATCAATCCGCGCTCGTACTTCGATGATCTGTCGGAGGGCGAGCAGAACCGGGTGTTCG